AGGGACCACTAGTATCACCTGCATTAGTCAAACTAAATGCATCTACAGTGTTTAGATCCTGAGGTGTAATCGTTTTCCAGGTGCTAGATTGTACGTCATAGCGCAGACCAAAATTAGCAAACGCTTGTATGTAGCTGACCATCTGCGCTACTAGGCTATTAGGAAAATTGTTGTTGAATACCGCAAATACTTTATCACCTATGATAGTTTGTTCTGACAAGTCAAGACCAATGCTAGGGATTACAGCGTTGATGGTGACTGGCCCTTGTCCACTTGATAAATTACCTTGACCACCGTTAGTTCCGTCACCAACTACTAGCTCAACAGCCGCATAGATATAGTATTTGTCACCTGGTTGGCTTGGTGTTCCTACTTTAACATAGTTATTAGCATCGAAGTAAGAGGGCAAATTACCAGGACTCGGTGGAGGACCTGCCGAGAAACGCACTATTGATCCTTGGGCGATGTATCGATTACTACTAGTTACAGCCGATCCAATCTGTAGGATCTTACCACTGGCATCAACGAAAAATCCAGTTGATCCATTAGCGATAGTTGTTGATGTATGCCAATAAATGTCGTTAAGTTCTATCAATGGATAGTCAGCGTAGAAAAATTGCTTGGTCTCTGGTGCTTCTGCTATGGGTTGCACTTGATCATAGATCACGCGATAGATATCATTTGTAGTATTATAATCAAAACTAAATGTGTTGATAAATGTGTCTTCGTACAACATACCATCTTGTGCAAAGATGTTTGTGCTAGAATATTTGCCAGTAACATCGATCACATCCAAGTAACGACTGATGCCACTACTTGTTCTGTTTACAGCTTTGATCTTAAGCACGTCATTGAATAAGGTATAAGGTAAAATATTATAATCTTCACCGGTGATCATACGATTCTGTGTGTAGTATTGTTGTGGTGCTTTCTGTTTGATATCGTCTAGGCTTTCTCGTGTAGTAGCATTAGCTACAGTATATTGTAGACTAGCTGAAATATTCAGTGTTTCTACACGACCACCGGCACTAACATAATTCACCGGAACAATAACTCCTTGCATTTCGTCTGGAGTTATTTTATATTGTAAAGCATTACTAGTTCTGTAATATAATCTATAATTACCTTGTGGAAGATTAGCAAAACTACCATCGCCAAATACTAGATCGATTTGATCTCCTGCACGTGTGTTTATCTGATAGATATTACGATTTTGGCTTTGATTATAAATGACGTTAGTATTAGCTACTGCTGGAACTTGTTCCCATAGGATATCTAAATTACCGTTGCTGTCTAGACTGTATAGCCAAACGTCAGTGTTATTGATATTATTAGTATTCAAACTATATACACGATTAGGAATACTTTCAGCAAAATTAAAATCTTGGCTTTGTAATGTGCCTTGTACGAAGTATAAGAAGAATCCTGTATTAATACTACCATTACCTAGATTGTCATTTTTATATAAGATGTTGAACGGTGCATTTAAGTAAGGATTGGCTTCATATATATAGGTTTTGCCACTGCTGGTAGGACTAACTGATTCAAATGTCATCTGTGTACCGGCTACTGTAGCCGAGAACGGAAATCTAGCTAATATATTAGGTACTAGATTGATCTGATACTCTTCGTTGGTAATACCGTTAATAATCTGGCTACTACTGGGTTTGCCTACGCTTTGATTGTTGACCATAGCGGCATTTAAGATCAGAGTGAATTGTTCTAACCAGTTACCATTACCAGCATCAGCCCAGTTTATCACTAATCCACTAAGATCGAGGCCATTGCTGTCATAGATAGTTTCTGTTGTGCTAACACTTTCAAATTTTAAATAGCCTTTGCTGTTAATGTTACGTTTAGGATTATAGCTGATTAGGCGTGCTAGTTTAAGGATACTATCACGGCGTTGTGCTGTGTCGATAAAGTTTTCGCGAGCATTTAGATCAGCGCGGAAAGCCAGACTCTGACCTAGGAAAGCGATCATATCAATCAATGCGATAAATTCGCTTGATTCAATAAAATCATTAAAGTCTTCAGGATAATATAACTGCAGATAACTGATCATGCTAGCACGCAGAGTTTCGTAGTCATAGCTTTGAAAATCTGCGTTACGGAAAGTTTGATACAGCTTGGTCCAATCTTCTGCAACTAATAAACTGGTTTGTCTGGTGGTAATCGCCATGCTTGTTTTCCTATTATATAGTATTTATCAGGAAAATAAACTGTGTAGTTAATTAACTGGCTGTGAGTCTGTTAGCATCACCATTAAACGTCATCAGCATAAGATCAGTCTGATTAGTTTGAACGTAGCGTAGTTGTAGCTCTATCTGTATGCCTTGATCATACTCTGTGATGATAATATTATCAAAACTAACACGTGGGTCATAGCTGGCAATAGCCTGAACATCTTGTGTTATTACACTCTTTAGGTCTTCAGTAAAGGGTTCGTGTAGGACGTTCCATATGATAGTACCAAAATTTGGACGCATCAATTTTTCGCCCTTGCGGATATTAAAGTGATTTAAGATGTCCTGTTTGATTAGATCAAAGTCAGTCAAGCGGAAATTTTTATTACCTGCTTGAGTGCTGAATCCTTTATATGTAGTAGCCATAATAATATTTATCCGGCATTTATGGCTGGTAATTTAGGTGCGAGGACCGCGACTGCATACTTGCCTTTGTTAAAGTAAGTAGCACCAGTAGTACCATAGGCATCTGCACTATTCTGTCCTTGGCGATATTTTTTAGCACCACCAGGACCTAACAGATGGCTTACTGCCAACATACCAGCAACATCTTCAGATGTCTGATCAGCTGTAACTGCACCAATACGGCACATAGTAGCGTAATTACGTTTGGTATAATCACACATAGCTGATTCTTGTTCAGCTGAGCTAGCCAACCAAGCTTCTAAGCTGTCGATCCCACCTTTACCTGTCCACACATTAGGATTGCGTAGTTGCGCATTTGATGTGCAGCTTGATTTAACATAGCCTGTATCGATCAGTGCAGGATAACCAAATTGATATTTGCCTACATATCCTATGGTGTTTACTGCCGCATAGTTACCACCGCTTTCACTCTTGCCAATTTGTGCAAAATACGCTGTCAGCTGATCACTATCAAGATTACCTAAACTGCAATCACAGGCAGGTTGATTGCGTAGATCTTTATCTTGTGCAGGATTTTGCACTCCTGTATCCTGTGCTTGTTTAGTAGTATCAACTGCTTCTGACCATGCAGCGCCGGGCTGTATGCCAGGGCTTGTTGGTAGGAAGAATACCCCAGTCTCACCTCTAAAATATGGTTCATGGCTTGGTGCAGCAGTGACTATAGTAGATAGTGCTCCGGGCACTATGTTCCAATATCCGCCTTGGTCCTCTGTATCGGGCAGTTTATTGACCTGTATAGGTTTAAATGCAGGGATACTTACTGTCTTGCCACTATTCTGATAGATTCCACTGCCTTCTGAGGCAAATATACCGCCAGCTTTGAGGCTGATCTTGCCCTGTGCATCAACTAAGAAATCCCCACCGGTTTTTATACCAACTCTACCTGTGCTTTCTATGCTTAAGAAAGATTGTAATAGTTCAGTACCTTGGCTGTTAACAGCAAACTTGCCACCTGCAGAAATATTCACATCACCATCAGCATTTAGATTAAAATCACTGTCTGTGTGTAGATTGATAGTGCCTTTAGCTCGCATGTTTAGTGATGATGTTGTAAATACATTCATTCCACCATCAGCATTTAATTCGATCCAGCTTTCACCATCTGCATGACCAATATAGATCGTATTATTAGTGTCATGCATAAGGACCTGATGACCTTTAGCTGTGCGCAATCGAACCAATTGATCTTCGCCCAAAGCCGCGCCATCATCCATGACGAACTGATGTCCACCTTTGCGTGATTTGACAAACAGATATTTCTTATCTATGTTACCAGTATTAAGCTGTTCAAGATATTTTGCTTTATCGTCGGCAGGATCGATCAAGGGTCGACCAGGAGTTGATATACCAAATACATGGCTAGGGCTTTCACGCTGGCTTGAACTGGATATTGAACCGCGTATGGGATCTCTATCTAGGCCCTGTAATTTTAATATTTCAAGTTGTATCCTGTGTATTGGCTTATTATTATTATAGTAGGCTTCGTTAGTAAAATCTTTAGTATATTCATTAAATTCTGCCGTAGGTAAATTTATCGCTGTTCCGCTTAGATAGGCTTTCTTTTCGCTGGCACTGAGTGTTTCAGGATCTACATTGGGTGTTCCTGCCATACCTGGTAACATAAAATGGCTTAGATGAGGGTTCACACAGGCTAACCAATAACCACGTAAGGGATCACCGCCT